CGCCGACCTCGTGCGCATCAACCCGAAGCTCCGCGTCGTCGGGCTCACCGCGACGCCTTACCGCCTCGGGCACGGACTCATCACCGACGAACCCGCGCTCTTCGCCGACCTCATCGAACCGGTGAGCATCGAGGAGCTGGTGCACAAGCGCCACCTTGCCCCGCTGCGCTCGAAGGTCACGCAGGCGAAGCTCGACACGGCAGGCGTGCACAAGCGCGGCGGCGAGTACATCGAGAGCGAGCTTCAGGCCGCCGTCGACACTGCCGACAAGAACGCCGCCGTCGTGCGTGAAGTTCTTGCGCTCGCAGGTGAGCGCCGCTCATGGCTCTTCTTCTGCTGTGGCGTCGAGCACGCTCGCCACGTTTGCGACGCGCTACAGGCCGAAGGCGTGCCCGCGGCCTGCGTGACAGGCGAGACGCCGAAGGCCGAGCGTCAACGCGTCCTTGCGGCGTTTAAGCGCGGCGAGCTGCGCGCCCTCACGAACGCGAACGTGCTCACGACGGGATTCGACGCGCCGAACATCGACCTGATCGCCATGCTCCGCCCCACGCTCTCGCCGAGCCTCTACGTGCAGATGGCGGGTCGAGGTCTCAGGCCGAAGGCGCACACCGATCACTGTCTGGTCCTAGACTTCGCGGGCGTCGTTGCCACGCACGGCCCCATCACCGCCGTGCAGCCGCCGGACAAGGCAGGCGAAGGCGACGGCGAGCCGCCCGTGAAGGTCTGCGACGAGTGCGGCGAACTCGTGCACCCGACGGCGCGAACCTGTCCGTCGTGCGGCTTCGAGTTCCCGCCGCCGAAGGAGAAGAAGTTCGCGCTCAGGAACGACGACATCATGGGCGCTGAAGGCTCCGACCTCATCGTCACCGAGTGGGACTGGAGAAGGCACGTCAGCGCGTCGAGCGGCCTCGAAATGCTTCGCGTGCGCTACTATGGCGGCATCGCCGAGAAGCCCATCGACGAGTACCTGACGATCGCGCATCCGGGCTACGCTGGCGACAAGGCGCGTCGCTCGCTCGCGACCATCGCGCAAAGCGCGGGCACCTCGCCTGGCTGGGCGCTGGAGAACAACATCGACGCGATCGCCGCTGCGATGAACGACGCGAAGCCGCCGCGCGTGGTGACGTTCGAGCGTGATGGGAAGTTTTTCAGGGTACGGAGGCGCGAATGGTGAAGCTGAAGACGATCCGAGAGTGGCGCGACGCGATGCCGCGCTGCTGCCTCAACTGTGACCATTACTTGACCCACCGAGGCGAGTGGGAGGAAGGTGCATCATGCAAGGAGTTCAACGCAAACCCACCGCGCGAGTTCGTCGAGGTAGCAAACGAGTGCGCGTCGTGGACGGAACTGATGCCGTTCTGACGGCGCGTGACAGAGTGCCCACCGAGCACGAAGAGCAACGCAACCTCGTGCGCTGGTTCCGCCAGACGTACGGGCTCGTGAGCAAGGGCGGGGTGCGCATCTTCGCCATTCCGAACGGATCGCAGCGGTCAAGGACGACCGGCGCAAAGCTGAAGGCCGAAGGCGTCAGCGCTGGCGTGCCGGACCTCTTCATTCCGGCCTTCTCGCTCTGGATCGAGATGAAGCGCGCCGAGGGCGGAAGCGTCAGCGCCGAGCAACGCGACTGGCACGCCTACCTTCGGAGCATCGGTCACACGGTGCTCGTTTGCCGTGGGTTTTCGCACGCGAAAGAAGAAATCGAAGCCTTCGTAAAAAAGATGTAGACGAGAGTTCTTTTCTCGTGTAGCGTCTCTCTTGTCGACGCGATTCGCGACGACGCCGCCGAACGGGCGGGGAACTGAAAGGCACAAGACGATGGACAAGGTTACTCTTCACCGCGACGGCAGCATCACCTTCTGGTCGGTCTACAACCAGTGCTGGACGCGCTCGGTGCGCGTTTCCGACCGCGAACTGGCCGCGATGCCGGACGCCGACCGCAAGCGCGTCGTGCGTCAGATGGCGCGCTACGCCGCGACCGAGGCCCTCTGATGAGCCTCCTAACCTTCGCCATCGCGAACCAGTTGGCCGACGACGCCTGCGGCCCCGCCTGGGGCTCGCAGCTCCGCAAGGACACGAAGCGCGGGCGCATCGCCCGTGCGGCGCGTAGCGCCGCCGCTAGCGCGCTGATTCGCCACCTGGGCGACGTTCCGCCGGGCGAGTGGCACTACGCCGCGCCTGGCTTCGAAGAGCGTCTCGCGGTCGCGCGTAGCGTCGCCTCGACGGCGTTCGAGGCGGAGGTCGAATACCTGAGGAGTCACGGAGCATGAAGACGATCGAAGAACTCGAAGCGCGAATGGAAGTGACCGCGCGCGAACGCGACGAAGCGCGCGCCGAGGTAGAGCGGCTATCCGACGCGAGCACGCATTGGCAAGTGATGCTCAAGCGCGAGACGGAAGAGGTGGAGCGGCTGGAGCGCTTGCTAGAAATCGAGCGCATAGGCATTCGACCGATCGACGAAGTGCGTTGCGACGCCTACCGCCGTGGGGCGGAGGCGATGCGGGAGGCGTGCGTGGATTGGTGCAAGGCGTGGGAAAGCGACGGGGAAGCGATCGGCGATGCGCTTGCGGACCTGTGGATTCCGGAGGAGCCATGAGCAAACAACCAATGCATGAGACGGATTACGGTTTCGTGTGGGGGCCGGCGGAAGTGACGCGCCTTCACTCCACGGAGAACGGATACGTTATCTTGGAAGTCATGACAAAAAGAGCAAATCTCCAGGTAACGGTGACACCGACAGGTCTCATACGAACCCATCAGACGGCACGAAGGAAAGCGCGGCCATGATCGACCTCGACGAAATCGAGCGCCGCGCGAACGCGGCAACGCCGGGGCCGTGGAGAGACCGGCATCAAGTGTGCTCCGAGGTGTGGGGCCAAGCCCCAGACTCGCAGACGTGCTCGATGCAGATCGCCAGAGTCGGGCACGCTCAATTCGACGTATTCAACGCCGCCTTCATCGCCTCCGCCCGCACCGACGTGCCCGCGCTCATCGCGCGGGTGCGGGAACTGGAGAATGAAGTCACTCATTGGCAAGTGATGCTGAAGCGCGAGACGGAGGAAGTTGAGCGCATGAAGACGTTCGCGGCGCAAAACTTCTCCGCGATGATCCGCCAGGAGGTCGAGCAAATGCGCGAGTACGGCCTCAGCTACGAGGGCGTGCGCAAGGTGCTCCACGAGTACAACGACGGGGAGATCTCGTTCGGGAAGCTGATGGACCTGATTCGCGCTGCGGCGCGAGCGATGGCGGAGGACATGAAGAAATGAGCGGATACTTCAGCATGACACCAACGATCACCGACAACGACGCGCGCAACCACAACGGCGCAGGGTGCTCCGTTAGCATCACGTTCGAGGCTGGGCACATGGACGACTACGACCGCCCCTGCTTCGACGTGCTCGTGCTCGTGGACGACGAGCGCATGGCGACGCTGACGCTGCACTACGAGGCCGCGATGGGGCTTTGCAAGGCGCTGAAGGGCGCGATGAGGGGGGACCGATGACCATCGAAGACCTCGGCCGCCGCGCGGTGGCCTGCACGCATTGGCGGTTTATGGATGGCATGCGGACAACGTGCGGCCTGCGCGTTGTCGATGGCGGTCGGGATTACGTCATCGGGCATCGGCCAGGAGCTACGCGCGACGGAGGCGGATGGTACGATGGCCCATCCGAGGGCTTCCTGCCCGACCTCTCCGACCCCGCGACGCTCGGTTGCCTTCTCGCGCTGGTGCGGGAGGAAACGGATGGCTCGATGGCAGAGTACCTGTCGCCAATCATGCTTGATCCAGACTGGAGTGTCGGAGTTGGGTTTTGCCCGAAGGGCGCTGCCCCCCAAATCTTGCTCTGCATGGGCAAGGGCTCCGATGCCCCCATCAAGGCGTACACCGAAGCCGAAGCCCTCGTCGCCGCACTGGAGGCCGCGCCATGACGATCAAAGTCTTTGCCGTCTACGCAGACGGCCGACGTGAAGAGGTCGGCCCCGACGAGGAGGGCTTCTACCGCGCCCCAAATGACGCGCTCTACGTCGAGCACGTCGAGACGGGCTGGTACGACTTCCACGCCAAGCAGGCTGGCATCAACTGGGTCATCAGCAGACCAAGCGACGAGGAACCATGACCCGCGAAGACTTCGAAGGCCCCGGCCACTTCTGCGGTGGTAATCAGTGCCGCTTTGCACGGCACACGCACGTTGGCCCCTACTGCGTCTCGACGGTCGGCGACTGGTGGCCGCGCGGAGCCAAGCAGCGCGAAGACATCGGCTACAAACGCAGTCACGAGACGATGGCCTTTCGCCTCAACGACAAGGGCGAGACGGACGGCAACAACATCGACTTTGCGCCGTACAACAGCGACGAAGCCGCGGCCATCGGGCACGAACGCATCGTGCGCAAGTGGCTCGGCGTGGCGCGACGGAGGAAGTCTTGAGCCAACCATCCGGCAACACCGGATCGTTGGAGGCCACCGCCCGCGCCCTCATCGGCTCCGCGCTCTTCGACCGCATCGCCCGCAACGTGGGCACCGAGGGCGCCATCCGCGCCGCGTATCACCGGCTCCTCGCGGAGCAGCACCAGGAGCGCGTGAGATGGCAGCAGAGCACCTAACCGTCCACCAGCTCCCAGGATCCCGCACCGTCACGCTCTACTGCGGGCGCTGCACGGGCGCGCTTCACCTGGCGCTTCCGGTGCGGGCAAGCGAGCTCATGAGCGCGATCGAACAATTCACCACGAGGCACGCCTGCTGTGTACCAAAGAAAGATTGAAGAGCTGCCGCCGCTCGAGGTCGGGCGGCGTTACTACAGGCTGACGTGCACGAGCGTGCGCCCGACCGTCTTCGCTTGCGACTGTGGCGTCGAGGTGCGCAATCGCAGCCTCACACACATTCGCGGCGGGATGCGTTCCTGCGGCTGCATGATGCGCGAGGGAAAGGCCGAGCGAATGCGCCGACGCTTCGCCGAGTTGAAGCTCGTGCTCGTCGCCGAGCACGCCGCGGAGAAACAGCGATTTTCTACGTGGGATGTGCGCTGCCTTCGCTGCGGCGAGGCGTCGACCATCGGTGACACTCACCTGCGCTTCGGGCGCGTGCGTCGAAAGTGCAAGAAATGCCCAAGGCAATCGACGAACTCGGAAAGACGTACGGGCGCTTGATCGTCGTCGAGCGCGTGCCGAGCGCAGCAGGGCGCGGCGCCGTCTGGCGAGCGCGATGCAAGTGCGGACGCGAGCGCGCGGTGCTCGGCACGCTGCTTCGCGCAGGTCTCGTCACGTCGTGCGGCTGCGCACTCGCGCGCGGCGCGACGAGGCGAGAGAGCAAGGAGCAGCGCGACCCCGTGCTGCTCGTGATGCAGGAACGCGACGAGCTTCGGAGGCTCGTCGAATCGCTGAGAGACCAACTGAAGAAGGCCACGACATGACCGACCACGACACGATCGCCCGTATGGCGATTCGCCTTGCGCGCAGCTATCATCACGGGTGGGCTACGCGAATTCCGAAAACGCACGGAATTGCCTGGAACTGGACGACGGCGAGCGAGTACGCGAGGGGCCATCGCTCTGAGCCGCGCTTCGACCGAGACAAGGGGACCATCGTTTACGACACGGGCAAGATGACGTGGAGCCTCGGCCCCGAGCGCATCGAGGTGAACGTCAGGACGCAGAGCGGCGAGGCGTGCTCCGTCGTCGCGAAGAGCGACCCGACGCCGCGCCTCGTCGTCACCGTGCCCGACCTATCCTCGCTCGTGTCGCACGACCTCTGGAAACTCGACGTGGCCGTCACCTCGCTCTGCTGCGGTCCCTGGAAGCCTCTCCACGAGCTTCCGCCGCTGCGCGTGCTCTTCGCTGCGCTGGCGATGCCCAAGACGCCCTGCGCGCTCGTATACGACCAGGACGTGGTGCGCGCGCGACTGCCCGACGACCTCGAGGCGGCGCACCCGTTCGACGAGCTCCTCGCCGAGTTCGGTCGCCGCGGCGGGTTCCGTCGCTGGGAAAAGCTCGTCGTGCGAAGGCCGCTAACGGCAAAGGAAGGCGTGTAAGATGGAGCCCATGGGAAGTTTCGCTGAGTGGAAGTGCGGCGCGTGTGGCGTCGCCCGCAACGTGCCGACGCGCGAGGTCGAAGCGGCGAAGAGTCGCCGCCGCCGTGCGGTCGAGTGGCCGAAGGGATGGGCGTATCGCGCGATCGGAAACTTCGGGATGGTGGTCTGCGACCGCTGCACCGCGCGCCAAGAGGAGGCGACGCCGTGAGCATGTTCCCGACCGTGAAGCGCCTCGGCCCCGACGGCAAGCTGCACTCGACGCCGGCGGCTTACTGCGAATCCTGGCGGCGCGAACTCGCCCCGCTCGTCGAGCTCACCGGGTGGGCGATCCATTCGTTCGGCAACGGCGAAGCGAAGCTCGTCTCGCCGGACTACGAGCACACGCAGACGATTAGCGTGGAGTTCGCCGCGGCCCTGCGCGGAAAGTTGTCGAAAACTTTTCCCGCCGACGAAGACGCGCGAGAGTGAGCGCATGAAGGCACCCCGCTACACCCTCCGACCGCAAACGACGCAAACGCAACCGGCTGCACGCTACGCCGTGCGCTTCGAGCTCCCCGAGCCGCGCAAGGGGATGATTCGCGGGTTCCTCCGCGACCTTGCGATCGTCGTCGCGACCGCCGCCCTCATGATCGACAACTAGCGCGAGGTAAGCCGAAAGAGCCACGCCAGGAGCCGCACCCACCAGGGTCGCGGCTCTTCGCGCGTGAGGCCGGTGCCGATCTGCGGAAGCGGCATCGCAGGCGGTGCGATGACCGGAGCGGGCGCCTCGTCGCTCGGCCTTGGCGGCGTCACGACGGGCGTTTGAGGCACCGGCGCAGGCACCGTCGCCGCGAGGCTCACGAGCTCGTCAGCGGGGCGCGTAGGCGGCGCAACGGGCGCGGGGTCGGGCGGCATCTTGCCGTCGTATTCTTTCGCGAGGAGGCGCACGTTCCGGGCATAGCTCGCCGCGTCGCCGGTGTAGTAACCCGCCGACCGCAGGGCGATCGCGTAGTCGTCGGCGCGCCCCGCCATCGCGAGGTGAACCGCGTTGCGGTATCGCTTGCCAAGGAGAAACGCGACGTGATGCTTCATCGCATCGTCAAGCGTCTCGAATGCGCGGAACTTGTTCACCGGGTGCTTCCCGCTGAAACGCAGGATGACGCGCCCGTCATCGTCGACGCCCACGCGCTCGACCCTCGTGCCCGCTGGCGCCATCGCGAGGTGACGCTCGGCGTCGGCCTCGGTGACGTGCTCGGTGGTGGTGAAGTGTTGCCAACACCCGGCCCAGCTCGACGAGCACTTCACGCCGCCGAAGTTGTAATTCATCGTGGCTTCGAAGCGCCCCGTCTCGAGGGCCATCTGCCCGAGGAGAATCATCGCGCCGGCCCGCGTCGTTTGCTCCTTGCCGAGCGGCGCTTCGAGCTGGAGGCGCAGGGCCATGTAGACTTCAACGGGCGACACGACGGTGCGCCTAGCAGGAAGCTCGCGTGCGGTCACCCTTCGAGCTCCTTGCGCAGCTTGCCGAACGCGGGCCAGTGCTTCTCGTACGCGCCGCAGATGTCGAGCATCTGCACGCGGAGCACCGGGTTCTTCGCGCACTCGTCAACGATGCGCTTTCGCGCATCGGGCTCGCGGTCGACCATCACGGCGAGAGCAGCCACGCAGGCGTTGACCGGCGCCTCGGTGTCGTCGCTCGTGATCCAGTCGTAGATGAGCCGCGCGAGGCGAACGAACGCCTCGGCGAGAGCGACGCCCGCAGCGACCTCGCCGGAGGTCGGGAGCTGCACGAAGCCAAGTTGCCGATCGTCGCTCATCGTCGTCCTATTCGTCGAGGTGCGCCTTGCACGCGCCGTGTTCGAGCTGGCTCTTTACCCGATGCGTCGCCGTCGCGCACTCGATGAGCAGGATCGGATCGCTTGTGTCCACGCCCGCGGCAGCGCAGGCGACGTTGAGTGCGATCGCGGCACGATCGGCCACGACGCACCGATGCGCACACCCGCTGCAAAGGAGACCAGCGCAAGCCACGGCGAGAGCTCGAAGAGATCCACTCACTTCGCGCCTCCCGCGACGAGCTCCTGCACCGACCGGATCGCCTTCGCCGGGTCGACGCCGAGCGCGCGGAGGAGACGGATGACCGCCGCGAGGCGCGGGTGCTCCTCGCACACGACCGCCCACTGTTCCGCCGTGCGAGCGCGAAGGACGATGTTCAGCAGCGCGGAGAGCGCCGGCCAGATGAAGACGACCCAGAGCTCGACGCGGTCATGCACGGTGCGCTCCGTTCTTCACTTGCTGCTTGTGGATCGTCTCGATGACGGCGATCGCCGTCTCGTGGCTCTGCACCGCCTTGGTCAAGGTCTTGACCTCGGCGCTGATGGCTTGCACGTCCTCGCGCACGCCGTCGAGCTGCGTCGACACTCGCGCCGCCCACCAGATCGCGGCACCGAGTTGAACGGCCAAGAAGGTGGCGAGCGGCACGAGCGGCATCATTCCGCGGCCTTCTCGACGACGGGGTCGACCTGCTCCGGGACCTTGAGCCCGAGCGCGCCGTGCAGGGCTTGGAGCGATTCGTTCACCGCAACGGCCTCGTGGAGCTCGAGGAGGCCGCCCTTCTGGGCGCGAAGGACGATGGCGACGAGGTTGTTGAATGCTTGCTCAGGAGTCATGGTTCCACCTTACGTCATCAGGATGCTTGCGCAAAGAGTCGCCAGCCGCCCGTGATCTTCACGAACAAATAATCCGCGCCACCGGCTCCGATCGCTGATTCGAGCGTGCCCCACGGCTGCGCAGCCGCGTAAGCAGTCCCGCGAACGATGGACCCGTTCGCAGCGCCAGCGGGAAGCGTTCCGCGAACGTACGACTGCACCGGGGCGTCTTTGTTCAAGATGTCGCCGTCGTTCGTGAACGTCGGATCTGACCCGTTCTTGACGTACATGAAGCCGTCGAGCGGGTTCATCCACACGCGGAAAGAGTCGAACCTCTGAACGGGGAAAATTGAAACCGCGTTGACGGCGTAAAAGCGAAACGCATCAGGGAGCAGCGTCGTGTCAAAGCGCCCGTAACCCGAGGCGAAGTCGAAGGCCGTCGCGCCCGTGTACGCGCTCGAACGACGAAGGGCGTAAATGCCGCCGTCGGGGAGGAGCTGCGTCGTCGCGCTGCTCGCGTCGATCTTCGTCCCGACGATCTGCGCGCAGTTGACGAAGCGCGTGCGAATCGCCGACGCCGTAAGCGCGTAAGCGTCCGAGCCCGTGCAGTCGATCGAGCACCCGTCGATGATGAGGTCATCGCAGGCGTTGCCGTAGACGCCGACGATGGAGACCGAGTTGTTCTGCCCCGCGAAGCTCGTGCCGTAGATGGCGCACGCTGCGGAGGTCGCCGCGCCGCCGTCGACCGAGACGTGCCGCGTCGTGGCTGCCGCCGGGTTGCAATCGAGATTGCAGCCGAAAAGGCGCACGTTGCTTGCGCCGTCCGTCACGCTGACGTTGTGCTGCACGTTCGAGCGACACGACGCGCCCACGACCGTCACGCCGCTCGGGAAGATGCCGCCGTCTGCCGCGACGTGGACGCCGTGCCGCCCGTTGTCCTCGAACGTGCCGCCGGTGATCGTCGTGAAGTACGCCTCTTGCCCGATGAGCACGCCGTCGAACGTGTTCGAGCGCGACCACACGTCGCTCAGGGTGTTGTGCGCGCCGCGCTGGATCTTGATGCCGTCCGAGCCGCAGTCGAAGAGCTCGAGGCGCTCGAAGACGCTCTGCGAGGTGTAGTCGGTGAAGATGCCCTGCGTCGTCCCGAGCTGGCCCTGGATCGTCATGTCGCGGATGCAGAGCGACACGTTCGCGATGATCGGGTTCCCGACCGACGTGATGCACGGACCCGCGCCGAAGTTGCGGATGACGGTGTTCCCGCGCCCTGCGCCGTAGAGCGTCTTCCCTGCGGTGCCGTTGAGCACCTGAATAGAGCCGCTCGTCGGCGTGCCGTCGTTCGTGACGTAATACGCGCCCTCGGGGAAGTACACCTCGTCCGCCGCTGCAAGGGCCGCGGCGATCGACGACGTAACGTCGATCAGGAGCGTCCCCGCCTGCACGTCGGCGATCTCCGAGGGCGTCATGAAGTCGAAGACGGAGACCGACTCTTGCAGCTTGCTCGTGAGCTGCCGCACCGTCGACCCGATGCCGCCTTCGGTGTACTCCACACGGTCTGAAGAGAGGCCGCCCGTCGTCGCCGCGAGCGGGATGCGCACCGTCGCGTTGAGCGACGAGAAGACGAGCAGGTTCTCGGCGTCGTTCACCGTCACCGAGAAGTCGTCGGCGTTGACGTAGAGGCGGCACGCTGCGCCCTGGTACTGCGGGAAGCCGTTCAGCGTCCGCACGGGTTGCGCCGCCGGGATGGTGAGCGCCGCGTCGACGTAGACGGGCACCTGGTTCGCCCCCGCAGGGAGGCCCGCCGTGCCGAAGTAGAGGAAGCCACCATCGAGCGGCTGCCCGTCGCGGTCGTGGAACGTCGGGAATGGCTCGGAGACGGAAAAGGCGCTCATGGGGTCGGCTGCTCCTCGGTGGTCGTGCGTGCGGTCATCGCACCGGCAACCCGCTTCAGGATGGCGGCTTCCTCGGGGCTCCCGACCTTGGTTGACGGGAGACGTAGCAGAAGATTCCGCACCATGGGCGACTCGTAGAGGCGGGCCGCTGCGCCTGCGCCGGTAAGCGCCGCGAGGCTCCCGAGCGTGCTTCCGGTGACTTGGCCAGCCGCAAGGGCCGTGACGGCTGGAACGGCTTGCTGGCCCGAGCTGGTCATCACGCCAGCTTCAGCGGCGCGTCGCGTTGCGCCGAGCACGCGCGTGAGTCCTTCGACGCGTCGCTTGTCGTCGCCCTTGAAGAAGACGCCGAACTGAGGCCCGAGCTTGTCGATCTGAGCGACGAACTTCTCGGGGCTAAGCACGTCGTTCGTCGTCGCCTTCTCCGCGGCTTGCGCGAGGAGCGCGGCTTGCGCGTTCGCGCGTCCCGTGTCGCTGAGGTTGCGGTAAAGGAGGCGAACGTCGCTCGGCTTCGACGAGAAGAGAAGACCTCGGATCGCTTCGGGCGATTCGGTTCCCCTGTCGAGCGCCGTCTTGAGCGCCGCCGTCTTGAGTTCGCCCGTCATCGACGCGAGCTTCTTGTTCGCGTCCTGCCACTTCGCGATGTCTTGCGGCTGCCCGTTGTCACGAATGAAGGCGCTCATGTCGTCGCGAAGCGCGCCGTAGATCGACGAGAGCGACTTCTCGCCCGTCGATCGAACGCTCGCAAGCTCGGGGGCCTTGAACGACTCGCCGAGTTGCTTTCGAAGATCTTCGATGTTGGTGAGGTTCTGCCCCTGGATCGACTGCTTCCAGTCTTCGAGCCGGGCGATGACGGGTTCGAGTTCCTTCGTCTTGAGCCCACGGAGCTTCGCAATCTGCTGGTCAATCGCCGACGTTGCGCCCGGAACTGGAACGGTTCCAGCCTGCGAAAGCCGCGTGATGACTTCGCCCTTGAGCCCGGTAAGCTTTCCGAGCTCTGCGCGCCGTGTCGCTGCAAGGTCCGCCATCACGGCGTCGGAAGCCTGCGCCGCTGACGCTGCGCCGTACTCGGTGAGCACATCGCGCACCGCCTGAACCCGCGCCGTCTGCTGCGCCTCGCGAACGGGGCCAGTGCCGACGAACGGAACGCGCTCGCCTGCGGCCTGCGCTGCCTTGCCCATGAACGTGCGCGGTGGGGCCACGTCGCTCGTGAGCACGGGCACTCCGATCTTCTCGCCCTCGGCGACGATGGCGCGCTCGGCTGCCGTCGCCTTCGCTGCTGGAACGACCTGCGTGCGCGCTGCGCGTGAGCCTGCCATGCCGCCGATGAGGGCCGCAGCGGCTTGCGTCGCCGGGTCTGCGCCGAGCTCCTGGGCTGCCTGCGCAGCGAGGCCGGAGCCGACGCCGCTCGCGAGCTGCGCCGCTGGTTGCTCGGCGAGAATCGTTCCGGCCGCCTTCGCCAATGGTGCTGCTGCGCCTTGCAGCGCTTGCCCTCCTGCGACGCCGGTTGCCACGTCTGCGGCGCTGCCTGCCGCCGACTGAAAGAGGCGTTCGATCGCCGTGCTCGGCTCGGCAACGCCCGCGCGCGTCATGAGCTCGTTGAGCTTGGCGACGAACGGCTCATCGACGCCGAGGAGCTTCGACGCAAGGAGAGCGCCGCCGCCGAGGGCCGCGCCAGTTGCCGCGCCAACGCCGACGAGCGGGGCCGCAAGCGCGCCAGCACCGGCGAGGACCGCCGCAGGCGCAACGCCGCGCGTGATAGCCCCACCGATGCCCGCGAGCGTGGTCTCCCCAGGAGACACCTCGACGACCTGCCCAGCGCCTTCGGGGAGCCCCGTCGGCGTGCCTGGACGCGGAACAACGAGCGGCGCTTCAGCGCCAGGAGGCGCGGCAGGCGCTTCGCCGTATTTTGTGTAAGATGCACGAGCGCCTTCGAAGCCGGATGTGGCGGCAACAGGCGATCGCGCGCCCTTGTGGTGCGCGTACGCTTCTTGAGCGGCGGCGTCGATTTGCTCGGGCGTAGCGTTCGCGGGGCCTTCGAGGCGCAGTTTCGTCCCGTCTGGGGCGGTGATGTTGTAGACGGCCATCACTCGCCCTCGACCGTGTACTTGAACCCACTGGGAAGAGCCACCGGAGACGGCTTTGCCGCCGCAGGCTTGCCGCCTGCACCAAGCGCGCGCGCCTTCTCCATCGCCGTCTTCATCGTGTCTTCGATGTACTCAAGGTTGCGCTGAAGTCGCGCTGGCGACTGATTAAGACTCAGGTTCGCAATGGACGCGACGAGGCGATCGCCCTCTTTTTCGGTGAGCGCGCCGAGGCCTTTCATCTGGTTCACTTGCGAGAGGAAGACCTGCGACTGCACCGTCTCGATCGCGCGCTCCGCGTCGGCTGATGCTTCTTTAAAAGTTGGCGCCTTGCTCGCGATCGGACCCGCGATGTCTTTGAGAACTCCGAAGTCGCCCTTGGGCCCACGAAGAAGTGCAACGGTGTCAAGCACCCGCTGGCCAGCTGCAAGAGCTCCTTGTGCTCCACCTTCGCCGCGCTTCGTAGCGGCCTCTGCTTCGAGCTTTTCTGCTTCCGCCGCCAGCTTCCGAACCTCTCCAGGCTCGAGCGCGTCGATGCGCTTGATCTCGCGGAGCGTCTTCTTCGCGCTCGCGTACGAAGCGCCAGCGGACGCCCTTGCGCTCGTCGTCTGCGCTCCCTTCAACGAGATCTCCGCGTCGCGCATCTTCTGCTCGGTGTTCGCGACGATCTCGGCGGTCTTGCCTTCGGCGATCGCCTTTGCGATTTGGCCAGGGGCCATCGCCTCCTTCGTGCGCATCTCGGACTGCTTCGCGACATTCTCGAGGAAGTCCTTCCCACCCGGAAGCGCCGCGAGCGACGTTCCGACGAAGAGCTCCGCTTGATCGGGGGCGAGCACCGCCATCTCAGCGGCGTGGTCAAAGGCCTTCGCCTGCGCTTCGTCGCCCGAATTGCGAGCTGCCTCCGCTTGCTTGGTGAGAAGGTAGTTGGCTGCCTCTTTATCCCCTGAGCGCAGCGCGGCGAAGACCTGCGCGCCGGTAAGGAGCTTCTGCCGCTGCTCCTCCTTCGTGAGCGCGTCGAACGACGCGCGCATGTTCTCGGCGACCTCCTTCGGGGCCGTCGCCTGAATGCGCTCGTACATCGCGGGCGTGCGCTTCTCCGGCGGCGTGTCGTAGAAGGCCGCGATCGCCGCTCGTTGCTCTGCGGCTTGCTGCGCCTTCACTTGAAGCGCCTGGTTCTCGAGCTCCGTTTGCCGACGCTGCGCTGCAAGCGCGTCGGTGCGCTCCATCATCGAGGCGAGCTGAACGCCCTGTTGCACGCCGCCGATGACCGCCTGCGACGGGTCGGGGACGTTGAGCATGTAGCTGAAAGGCTGTGCCATGGTGTCACCCAAACATCGCGCGTCGCTGCGCTTCGGTCATGCTGTTGTAAGCGTTGGCCATGCCGGGGGATACTTGGCTTCCGCCACCGCCGCCTGCAAACGGCCCCTTGCCCATCGCCCCGAGCCCGCCGAGCGTGCCAAGCGCGCCGCCGACACCGCCGAAGAGGTTCGCCATGCCCTGCCCTTGCGCCATCGCCGCGCCTGCCTGCGCCTGCCCGATGCCGCCGAGAAGGTTGCCGACGTTCGCCGCGCTCTGCTGCCCGAAGCCCGCGGCCCCCATCGCCGCTTGCTGGCCCATGCCGGAGAGCCCGCCGAGTGCCGCCATCTGGCCCTGAATGAGCTGCGAGAGCATCTGCGGGCGGAACTGCGCAAGGGCCGCTTGCGTGTTGCCGCCGCGGAGGCCGCCCGTCGCGCTCGCGTTCTGAAGGATCGCGCTCTCGCCCTGCGCGATGAGCTCCTGATCCATTTGGCTCGAGAGCTGCGCGATCGCCGCCTGCTGCGCCTCGGGGCCAAGCAGACCGAGGATCGCCTGCTGCTGCCCAAGCGCGCCTTGCCCCGCTTGCATGTAGGGTGCAAGGAGACGCTCGGATTCCGCCTGTTGACGACGTTGCTCTTCGATGGCGGCCCGCGATGCGTCGCTTTGCGCGCCCGATGCCTCTTCGGCTGCTGCCTTCTGCGCGAAGTAGCCGCCGACGCCCGAGATGAGCGCGCCGCCGATGATTGCGCCTGCGATGAATGCCATGGTCAACCCCTACCAGATAGGATGTGCTCCTGCACCCTCGCCGCGAGGGCCGCGTTTTCTTGATGAGCAAGCCACGTTTCGCTTTTGATGACGAGCTGCTCTTCGAGCTTGTCGAGGTCGCGCTCTTCGGTCGCGTGGATGTTCTGCCAGACGCACTCTTCATGCGTATAGAAGACCTTGCGACCGGGCTGCGCGACGAAAGTTAGCGGGGCAGCGATGGTCTGCACGCCGTTCGGCGTCGCAATCGTCATGCTCCCCTTCAGGAGCACGCAGACGTGCTCGAAGCGGTGCTCGTGACCGACAAGGAGCACGTCGCCGGGGACGGTGATTTGTCGAACGTAGACGCCGGGGGCGAAGAAGTGATCGAGTGGGCACTCGACCTGCTCGTGCTGAAGCATCGCCCCCTCGAGCCGCTCGATCTTCACGGCATCGTCGTCGCGCACCGCCTCCGCGAGCGTCGTCATTCGGCCTCGAACTCCTTCTCTTCCCACGCCTGGCACGAGCGAAGGTCGTGGCACACGAAGGAGAACTTCGTGCAGAATCCACGGAAGCCCGCGTCGACATCCCACTGATTCCAAGGGATGCGCTCCATCTTGAGCTGCGTTCCCGGCGTGTTGTCATAGTACTCGCAGTTGGAGCAGCGACGACGGCGCGCCTCGGCCTCGTCGACCTGCATCGCCTTCGCGAGCGCGCGCCAGTACTCGCCGTTCGCGCCGCGCTCGTTCGACGGCTGCTCGGGGCCGAGCATCCAATCTTGAATGACCATGAGCGTGTTCTTCTTGTTCTCGCTCGTGGACGGGAACGGCTTCTCGACGGGGATTCCGAGCATCATCATGGAGTGCATCCTATCAGGTAAACGTCACGCCGTTCGCGGACCCGTAGAGCGCGCCCGCCGCGCTCGCGAGCCATTGAATCGTCTCGCCTGGGTCAAGAAGCGCCCCGATGACCTCGGGGCAGAGGTAGCACTCGCCGGGAAGGATCGTCTTGTCCTTGATGCGTTGCGACGCGCCAACGGGGCCGAGCCAGATCGAAAGCGTGACGTTCGCCGCGCCGACGTTCGTGAACGCCATGTAGTCGATGCGCGTGCGCGCGGATGTCGACGTGTAGATGGTCCCTTTGACGTTCGGCACGAAGCCGGGGGCGATGATCTGCGAGGGAGTGACGGCCATGCGCGCCTCAGATGTCGTTGGTTACGGTCAGGATAACGGAAGGAATCTCAGGGACAACGCCCGCCGCTGGGAAGTGCTCCATGCGGACTGACACGTTATCGACGGCGTACATGAGTTCGAAGTAGTCGCCAGGCTTCAGCTCTAGCACCCAGTTCCACGCCGCGACCAGCTCCGCGTCGTTACCTTGCAGCCGCACCTGAGAGGCCGAGTCGGGCACGTCGACGCCGGAGATGCGCGGCCAAATCCACATGATGCGCGCGTTCGGTGCCGTGTTGTCGAGCTGCGCGGAAAACTGGAAGTTGTAGAACGCTCCGTCAGCGACGTAGATGCGCGAGGTGCTCACCGAGTCGCGCCAAACGCCGCGCTCTACGTCCACCGTGTCGAAGGTGACGGGGTAAGCCACGTTCGGCAGTAGCGCCACCTGGTCGACGTTCGAAGAGAACGTGCCGAGCCCCTTTCGCTTCAGCGGCACGATCGGCGGCAACGTCGCCCCGACCATCGCCAGCTCAGAAACGGCGTTTAACGCGCGTTCGGCAGCCTGGGCGATGGCGAGGGCGTTCGAGGCTTCAATCGCCCCGTCTTGGGCCAGTTGCGCGACAACGCCAGCCAGCTTGTTGACGCCCGCGAGCGCCGCCCCGGCGTCGTACGTCACCGCGTCGAGCCCCGTCGTTTGAATCTCGTCGACCGACGAGAAGAGGAGCTCGAATTGCCGGATCTGCTCGTGCTCCTGAAGGAAAGACGCGAGCTGGTCACGGGTGAGGCCAAGACGACGGATTGCCATCACCAGGCCAGGGGTTCGAGCTGCGCTTCGAGGCGAGCCACGGGAAGGTGCGCCCACGAGTCACCGCGGAAGCGTTGGATGCGGAAGCGGCGCATGAAGCCTTGACGACGCCAAGCGATGCGGTGCTGACGCGCGCCGAAGGTGCCCACGCGCGCGGTGTGGTCGACCGACCACGAGAGGCCGTCGAGGCTGTAACTCGTCGAGATGAGCGGGTCGGTTCCGAACGGCACCGAGCCAGGGAGCGCGATGAGCTCGAGCTCGTGGAAGATGGCCCCGTTGCCCTCGTTGTAAGCGATCGGCGTCGTGAGCTCCCATCGCACGCGCTCACCCCAGTGCGTCGAGACCGTCTGCACGAAGTGCCCGAAGGCCGCGCTCTGCGTGTCGCCGACGTTCCAGCGGTCGTAGGCCCAGACGAAGTTGCGGGCGCGGTACGTCGCGAAGCCTTGCAGCGTGCTCACGAGCACGAACCACACGGGGGCGCCGAGCGCCTTCGACGCGGCGGCGTCGTAGACAAGCGTGCGGTCGGGGAGGTGAACGTAGAGGAACTGATGCGCCCGGTCGTTGCGCGCCTCGAGCTTCACGCCCGAGAGCTGCGCGGTCGTGTACGTCGCGAGGATCTCGTCGACCTCTTGCGTCGAGACCTTGTTCGCCATCGCGTTCGCGCCGATGTAGATGCCGGGGGCCTCGTTGCGCCCACCGCCGAGGAAGGCGAGCGCCTCGACGAAGACGCAGCACGCGAAGGTGCCGACGCATCCCTTCATGATCTGCGCACCCTCGATGCGCTGGAACGGAAACCCGACGCCGCCCACGTTGTCGAAGACCTCGATCGTGTTCGCGTTGAGCACCGCGACCTCGTTGCGCAGCTTCACGATCGCGACGACGGGATCGGGGTCCGCTTCGCTGCTCGCGTACTTCAGCGGATTCACTTCGAACGGGTCGTTAAGCTCCGTCACGACGAGGAACTCGCCGTCCGTCGTGAAGAAGTACCCGTCAACCCAACAAAAATCAACAACGACCCCAAGGTCGGGGTCCGTCACCTGCGAGAGCGACGAGCCTTGCAAGTAATAAAAGCGGCCTCCGCTCGCGATGGCGAGGCGATCAAACGAGTAATCGAACGAGACGAGGCCGCCGGGGCCAACGTCGCCGAGCTCCTGCACGCTGCCCGCCGCGTCGATGCGCACGAGCTTCGTCCCCATCACGCGGTAGACGAGCCCGTTCCACTCGATGCCGCCGCGATCGACACCGGGGCCGGTGCCGTCGGCGACGATGCCATCGCCGGGACGCAGGTAGGCCTCTGAGATGCCCGTGGCCATCGGCACGGGCACCATGTTCACCGGGTACGCCGTCCGAAAGTCGGGCGTCGTCGTCGTGTAGATGCCGGAGAGGAGGGGGATCGCTGCCATGTTATTTCCACTTCACGGAGTCGCTCCACCACGCCGCGCTCATCTTGCCCTTGGCGATGTTCTTCGCATGGCGAGCTTTGAAGGACGCGCGGCGCTTCTTGTCGGCTTCGCTCTCGCCCTTCGTCGCTGGCGAGCCGCTAACGCCCTGCTGACCGAACCGAATCAGCTTCTCCTTGCCGCCCTCGCACGCCTTGACGACGTGCGATTTCTTCGGGTGACCAGGAGTGCGCTTCGGCGCGTTGCACTTCATCGCGGCCTTCGTGGTGGCCATGGCTACTCGTTCGAGGGCGCGGGCACGACGGGCTCCTCGACCGGCGGTGCGGGCGGCGCGTCGGGCACGATCTCGATGATGGTCAGACCGAGCGCGGTCGCGGTGTAGGTGTAGAGGTAATCGTCGTCCGTGCCCCAAGCGGCGTAGGCGTCGCCGGAGAGCGTGAGGATGCCGAAACCCACTTGCGCGCCGTCAGCGTCGCGAAGGGTCCAGCCAAATTGCGCCTCGCTCGACGGCCATACGGTAACGTTATTGATGAAGAGGGCGACGGCTGGCTTGGGAAATGCTGGAACTGGCTGAATGGAAGCGTACATGGGAGCCTTTCAGAGACCTGCGGTCTCGTAAGTGACGGTGAGAACCTTGTCGACGGCACTCGACGAGATCGCGTTCGACGTGATGACGGTGCCCGTCGTGGAGCTGGTCGAAGCGACGACGCACACGCCGTTGCCAAGCGCGGTGCCGGAGCTGTTGACCGCAGCGCCCGCAGCGATGCGGAGCGGCGTGAGAAGTGGCGGGGTCGCGATGGTCGCGCCACCGGTCGCGCTCGACGTGCCACCCGTGAAGACGGTGTGAAGCGTCACCGTGCGGCCCACGAGCGTCCAGTATTGCGTCGCCGTAACGTAGGTCCAGCCGGAGAGATCGCCAGCCGCGAGTACGCGCGTCCCCTCGCGGTAAGAGTCCAGCGTGTTCGGGTCGGTGTTGAGCGGCGCATTGGGGAGTTTGAGGCCCTGCTGGCTGCCCGCCGCCTGAATCGTCGCGCCGGTGTTGGCGGTGTTCAGGATGAGGTTCCCCGACGAGTCGATGCGGGCGCGTTCGGCGGCGGGGCCGCCAGCCGAGTCGCGCGTGACGAAGTTGATCGCGCCGCTGCCGCTGTTGTTGACGTTGATGAAGTTGATCTGCGTGTTCGCGTTGTCCGAACTGTCGCGGTTCGTGATCGACGTGTAGTTTCCGACCGTCGCGCTTGTGTTCTTGAGGTTGAACCCCAGTTCCGCGTTCAGTGCTGGCGACGTGTTCGCGCTGTTGACCTGCGCGCGAATAGCCCAACCCAACGAGGCGGCGACGCCAACCACGTCCAAGCGGCCAGCGGGACTCGCCGTGCCGATGCCGACGTTGCCCGACGAGTCGATGCGGGCGCTTTCCACCGTGCCGGACCCACGCCGAAAAACTGTTGCCCCCGCAACTCCACCGAGTCCCGCATCAATATAAAGATCGTTCGCGCTGGTGGCAAATCGCGAAAAGTT